TAACGCTCTCGCATAGTGCGATGTCGTCATAATCACCAGCAGCGGTGCTGATCGGCACAACGATGGTAGCTTGGTTGCAGGCCGTGTCGAGAACGTCGCTATTGACGCGGCTGGCGATGTAATTGCGCGAAGCAATGCCCAAGGTTCCGTCTGCCAACGCATCACGCAGTTCAAGCGCGGTAAGCTGGAAATTGTCATGCGGCTGCTTGTCGAGAACGGCGGGCACGGACAACTTGGTCTTGCCCTTGATCGTGATGTCGGAACCGATGATACGGTCACCACCAACCGAAATAACCTGCTGCGGGCGCCAGATGGTGTCGTTCGTGCGCTCCATCAGAGTGCCGTTGGTGCCGAAAGTATTGACGTTCTGCGAGGCGACGAGCTGGTCTTCGAAACCCTCGAAGATATCCTCGAACATCACGCGCTCTTCTTTGTTAAAATCATTGACTGCCATGAGATAGCTCCTGAATGGCGAGTTAAAAAAATGGCCTAAGCCGGTTTGTCTAACTCACCCTTCAGAGCAAGGTGGCGGCTCAATGGGAGGCGAACCCCGATACTGCCTGATGCTGTAATAGCTGAAATTCAACTACTATGCAAGAGGTGTGCCATTTACCCGCGTTTCTCGCGCCTGTATGCAACAACCTTGCTATAATCCCCCGTCTTTGCGGCCTCTTCGCGCAGCCGCTCCAGCGTCCCGTCAACCGTGGCAGAAATACCGGTTGTGCTGCTCGCCATTTTCTTTTCAGGCGGCGGCGCACCCTTGGTATTAACCTTCAATGATAGCTCCACTTCGGCAACAGCATAGATAAAATCGGCAATGTTTGTGATCGCCGCCAACTCCTTGGCGCGCTTAGGGTTCTTGCCGAGGGCATAAACCAGCAGAGCGGGGTTTTTGGCGACCTGAATAGCTGCCCCTTGCTGCGTGACGCTGAATGTATCCAGCACAGTGGATTCAACATCCTCATAATCGCGCACCTTGAGGGTTGATTTGCCTTCCTCATATTTCTTGAGCTTGGCCTGCCACTCTTGATCCTCGCGTTCCTTTGCGGCTATCTTGGCCTTTTCTTCTTCATCAACCGCGCGCCTGGTATCATACCACGCCTCTAACTGCTTCTCGAACTCAGCCTGATCGTAATCACACCCTTCCAGTGTCGGCTTCGCAACGATCTTGGCTTTAACCTGCTCCCCATTGGCCAGCGCCTCAAGCTCCTTGATCCGCTTGTCTTTCTCGCGATTGGATTTGCGAAGATCATTGACCCACGCCGGGGCTTTCTCCTGCTCTTCCGGCTCTTCCTCACCGATCTGAACGACGAGTTGATCTTCTTCAGCATATTCTACGTCAGTCTCCGTTTCGACAACGGCAACAACTTCTGCTTCGATCTCGGTTTCTTCAACCTCCGGCGTTTCGGTTTCATCAAGCGGCATAAATTCCCCTGCGTCTCAGCCGTCTTTACAGGGCGGCTGGCTCCCTGATCTCTTTCATCGTCTTCAATGTATCGGCGCGCTCGCCGTCAGTTTGTGCCAGGATAAGCCCTGTCTTAGCTTCGGATTCACGGGCTTGCGCCTGCGCCTTCTCAGCCTCACTCATCAGGTAAAGATCATTCGGATTCGGCTGCTGGTTCTGAGCCGCTTGCTCCATTGCCTCACGCTCTTCGTCATTCGGCTCAAGAACGCCCATTGTTACCAGCTTCTTACGGTAATATTCGCGAACATCGGAAAGCCCTTCACCTTCCATGTTCATCAGCACCATCGCCTGCAATATCTGCATCGTCTCAGGATCAGTCGTCACGCCCATCATATTGGTCAGAGAGCGGACAACCGCTTCGCGGCGCGTGGTGAACGATGGCCCTACATCAACAACGGTATCAAAATCAGCCTTCGTTAGATCGTTGGCGTTCACCAGTTCGCCGGTCTTGGCGTCTAGCGTCGGCTTCATCATCTCGACAGATTCAATGTTACCGGCCTCGCCAACCGACTTCATCTTGCGGTCTTGCTCAGTGTATAAATCCTTGGCCATCGACAGCCAAACTTCACCACAACGCTGCATCGACTTGGCAAAATTAGAGAGATAGATAAACGCCTGCATGTCAAGGCGCTGCTGCACCAACTCCACAGCCTTGCCGGACATGTTAGGCTCAAGCTTCTCGCCATCCTGCTGCCTACCAAGCACCTCGGCAAGATCAGCCTCGGTCAACTGAAGCAATGCGGCCATTGCAGGCGGGATTTGCGGCGATTTGGTATAGGCAACAGGCCCGGTCGCGATAGGCTGTCCGTCTGGCCCTTCCATGAGATTACTCAGGAGGTACGGATAATTCTTGACGTTATCCTCTTGCCACATGACTTGATGGCCCGCGATCTGCTCAGGATGGAATATCGGCTTTTCCACACTCGATAGCGCGCTGATCTCGGCAAGCTTGGACACTTGCATGTTCTTGAGCCGCGTCGGATCTTTACCGAGGCGCACATGGCCCATGCACCGCTCGATATTATCAATATACCAGCGTTTCGCGTAATAGGGGATGATCGGGATATGTTTGCCCGCGATATATCCACAATCTTCAAGGATTTTCGAGCCAGACATAAGATATTTATGGCATTTGCGGCGCTTTACCGTCTTGTCGCGCACCTTGACATAGCCTTGCTCACCTAACAGGGCTATGGCCGCGTCAATATCATCCGCCATATCATCAAGCTCGTCATCGGTATGCTTGAGCTTTTCGCCATCAAGGCCGACGAAGTGATGAACCGTCTCTTTCACTTCCTCGATGCGGTAATATTCAGCGATGTAGATAATATCAGGCGTGGACCAATCGAAGATATGCGCCCGTGTGTTCTTGGGCCACGATGCAGGATCGTCATCATATTGCGCGATATATTCCTGCCGCGTGATCGAGGATACAACCCAGCAATGCTTGGCATCCGACTTGTCCTGCCGCTTGGCGTCAAGGTCGAAGAATACCGATGTATCAGCGTCATAGATCGGCTCGAACTTTATGCGCTGGCGTTCATCCTCATCGTCTTCTTCATCCTCATAGCAAGCGCGAAGCCGCCATGCACCAAATCCGCCACCAAGCCCTTCCTCGAATGCATTATCATACGCCTCATTGGCGCAGCTATCCTGCTCATCAGCGCGGTAAAGACCATCGCAGACATCGGCAAGATTGTCGTCGCCGGTCCCGTCTTTCGATACAAAATCAACACTGATACGATTGTTGCGATACTCAGAGACAATCCGCATGATCGACAACATGAGCTTGTTGATCTCGATCTTCGGCTTATTCTCGAACATCTCACCGAACGAGCCTTCCCACATAGCTCCGGGAATGGAGTAGAAACGTCGATCTTCGACACACTGCTTACGCTCTGGTGCTTGCGCAGCCTGTACGCGGTCAAACAGTTCACGCGCTTCTGCATGGATGCCTGCAAGCGTGTCTGCTTTGGATTGCCGCGCCATCATTACCCCTCGTTATGCAAGACACATGCCAATATCATTGTTTGATCATATTGGCAATCATCGGCCCTTCAAGCGTGTCAGCAGGCTATCGCCTGTTTTTAGTGTCGCCTGCGTGTTCCAGTAATTGCACCAGAATATCGAAGCTATAATCGCTATATCGCCCCATGTCATATCATTCTCCTTTTACCATTTGCTGACCATCGGCAGGGGGACGAATACCGTTGTCTTTTTACCAGCCATCGCCCGCCTGGCACCCTCCACCGCATACCGGAGCGCGTCAATCACATGGTTATCCTTGTCTTCAAGAACACCAGTCACCTGCCCTGTCAAGCTATCCACCTTGTAGCTGTAGTGCGTCAATTCATCAATCAACCGCTGACACCGCGAATGCACAATCATGTCATAGCTTTTCAGGAACTCGACGCCTTCCTCGACGGATCGCGCCCCCTTCAATGCTGGCGCAATCTTTGGGAAACCGCTCTTGCGGAGGTGGCTAATTGTCTCAGGCCGCGAACTATCCGCCGTAAGCCAGTATTTTTCAGCATCAGGGATTGTCATGAATAACTGAGCAAGGTCGGTTATCTCGATCTGCAAACCCCAGGCCTCGTAATCCACAAACAACTGCGTCCCGTCGATCCAGCACCGCACGGCGCAAGAGGGGTCGATGCTGAAACCAAAGTCTGCTCCTAGCCGGTATTCGACATTTTGCGGGCTATCGAAAGCCTCGACCCGCCAGTTCTTGAACACCCTCGCTTCACTGTTGCGCCGATATTCGCCGCGCCAGATATGCAGATACTTGTCATAATCCCGTTGCCGGTCGAACTCCATTTCAGCGCGCAGAACATCAGGGAACCAAGGATTGTCATCGTAATTGACCGTGCGGACTATGCTGTTCGGCGGGACGTTCTTCATCGCCATAACATCAACCGGGTCCGTCGCGAGATCTGGATTATATGTCCATATCAGCCTGGACTTTGGCGCGCGGATGGTGGGAATAAGCGTGTCAATACTTGACTGGCTAAACGCCTGCGCCTCTTCTCCCCAGAATGTCGTGACACCTTCAATCGACTTGATCCCGTTCGCGTTCCCACGAATGCCCGCGAAGATAAACAGGCTATCGTTCGGCCCGCGTATCTCCGTCTCTGTGCTTTCGAACGCCTTACGGACGCCAAGCCTGTCTATCTCATCGTCTAGTAGTCGCTTGACCGAGTCCTTGATACTCTTCTGCACCTCACGCCCGCATAACACCCGTTCGTGGCGCTCCATGCTTTGGAGGACAAGCCCGGATGCTACAGTGCGGCTCTTGGCTGCACCACGACCCCCACGCCAGAACAGGTGCCTGAAGTCCTCCCATAGATCGGAGGCATAAGACGGGAGATCAATCTGCTTTGTCGCCATCGGGCTTTACGAGATTGACTGCGAAGCCAGTAGGGAGAGGATTTTCAGGGTCAGAGCCGAGAAGTCGCGCATCCCTCCACTCCTGACTACGGCGGTTCTTGAGCCAGAATATTGCCGCCGTGACATCTGGAGCTATCTTTGCTCTAAATGGGGCATACACCGGCTCAGCCGCTTGAGCGGGCATGAATATTTTAACTTCATCCTGCTCGTATCCGATCGCTCGTTGATACAGGCTGCGCTCCACCCGATTGTCAGCAACTTCCTTGCCAATGATCAGCGCATTTGCAAACTCGGGCTTTGATGCACGCCAGTTATAAATGGTTCGGACACTGACCTGTAACATGTCAGCAAGCTCTTGGTCAGTCGCTCCTAAATCGCAAGCGCCCTTGGCTACAGCCAAAAACTCGTCTTTCCACTTCTCAGGCCGGGACATACGAAGCGCCCTTCCTAATGTTGTCGGTGGCCCATAGCGGCGCTAGGTTTGATAGTGACCAACATGCCGCAAACTGCTCAGAGTCGGTCAAATCAAATGAAGCGCATGGCCGAACGTGATCAACGTGCCAGCGCCCATAATTGTCCCAAGACATGCCATCCACAAACTGTCGCTCAAGATGGGCAACAATATCAGCCAACGAATACCCTAACCGAGAAAACAGCGCCCCATCTGTGTTTCCTTTCAAGGCAGACCACATGCGAGACCGGATAGCATTGCGTATGCGCGCAGAAGGATTGCTTGCCATGCGCATACGGCGCTGCGAGGCGCGTTCCTTTTTTTGGACTGCAATAAAACCTTGGCGGTCTTGCCGAATTATCAGAAGGCAAGCGTATAACCAGTCATCTTCTGTAGGTAAAAGCGCGAAAAAATCGGCTATTTCTTGATCGGTCGCGCCAAGCTCAGAAAGCTTAACAACTTGCCTTGCATAGTCATCACAATAGTCAGTTGGTCGTCCTGCTGGCATGGTTCTTGCTTATCCCTTTTCCGCGCTTGTGTCTAGTCCATGCTCATTATCTACCCAATCCTTGCGCGCTCCTGCTCTGTCTCGGTCATCTCATCCCCCCATGCTGTCCGGTGTCATGGAAACAATTTGACCGCCTGTTCCGGTATCCAAATCCGATGCTAGGCAAACGGCTTCCAGCGGCCCCTTGCCAAGCTTCATGGCAGCCAGCGCATATGCACCACCACTGCCAGCCACAGCAGGCGTCGGAACGATAGCTATGCGTCCCTTGCCTTCCATCGACCGGCACACTCCATCAGCGCCAAGAATGAGCGCCTCGAAGTTATCGCCTAGGTCGATGCTGGTGCATTTGCCGTTGAGAAAATCAACAGCCTCGTTCTGGACCCAGATCGTTCCGGTAAATCCTGCGACCCTCCCGTCATCAAGGCGCACCACTTTCGGGAAGTCGTCGCAATGGATCATGCCGTCACCTGTCACGAGGCCATCGCCCGCGATATGCTTTCCGTCACATGCTATCG